CTCCTCCAGCGCCAACAACCTGATTGCCAGCTGCAAGCGCGCCAAACAACTGATTGAAGCGTTGGCCCTTACCCATTTCTTGGATCTCCATGATGGAGATTCCGTAGAACTCAGGAATACCACCGTTACTGTAGATGCTTTCACGCATTGAATCAGTAGCAGGGATAACGGCATCCTGTCCTGCATTGTTGTTTACAGTGTGGACGGGCTGATAAGCCAAAGCACGAAGCGATTGAACAACTTCTGGGGAAACGATAAGGTCAGTTACTCCACGACCACCGACTCCGCCTTCTGCGGTTCCGCCAGTCCAAGCCTTATTGATTCTCTTACCAAGAGTAAGCAAACGATTGAAATCGTTAAGGTTAAGCTTGGAGCTTCCAACTGTGTCAGCTGTGATGATGTGCTTCTTGCCCTTTGTTATAGCTTCGGAAACGGCTCCCAAAATAAGGGAAGCGGAATTTCTTTCTTGCTTCAGAAGGATTTCTTGAGCAACTCTTGTGAAAGACTTGCTAATAACGTCCATTCTGGAACGCTGAGCGTAGCGTTTGTCGAAGTCAACAGCACTATCAAGGCGATAGGTTGTGAACTTCATTTCACCACCGATAGGAGTCACGGTGTTGGTTGGCAAACCGCCAGGAACGGCTTGACTCCAAACAGTGACATAATCTTCATCAGTGATGTCGTAGTAAAGATCCATGGGGATGCTAGGACTTTCATCTGCACTGAACTGGAAGTTCGAGAACAGGTTACTGAGAGTCGGAGCTTGATTAACTACTTTAGCAAGGACAGGTCCGATAAACTCTGCCAATGCGACTTGTGCTTCATAGGCTACGTCTCTATTCTTAGAGGCCATTGCCTTAACAAGTTCTACTTGTTCTTCAGTTCTCTTTAATGTAATCTTCATTTTAAATTTATACCTTTCTTAAATTATGCGCAGTTAAGTTTTACGACGTAATAATCTCCGTTATTTCCAGAACCCATAAGTCCGTCGTTTCCGAAGACGTTAGTTCCGTTGTTGAGATCGTCATGCCTAAATCCAGAAGCGAGAACAGTTCCGATAACATTATCGCCTGCCGCTGGAGCTGCGATTCCACTAGCAACTCCGTCATTGTGTTCACTGGGAACCAAGAACTCACCAACTGCGGGCCTTCCGTCAAATGCAGCGCCATTCAAGGTAACCATACCTTTTGAAAGGACGGGTACAGCTTCGCCAGGATAAACTCCGAAAAGCTCATCTTTTTTGACGGGGTTATAAAGGAGGTTTTCTCCGTTTTCGTCTTTCTCAACGGTTTGTCTGAGGGTAATACCCAAAACTTGTTGACTTTCTCCGTCGCCAGCCTGTGTAGGCTCAACAGTAAGAGTGGCTTGAGGATAAACATTTCTTCCGACATGCGGATAGTCAGTTTTACCAAGCAAGCTGGTTGGATTTGTGTCAATGTCAACGGGATCCCAATCGCCATTCAGCGGATTAAGAGCTCCGTTCTTAACTCTAACGAACACACCAGCGTCACCAGCGACGTTTGAGCGACGGGATCCATCAGAAAGATCAATAAAATCTCCCTTTGCTCCGTCCATTCTATAAAGATTTACGACGTCATGTTCGTCATAATCACGAAACGGTAATAGTCTAATAGCCATTTTTAATTATTCCTTTATTTTAGTAGTTTATGGTTAAATTGTCTTCGGAGAAAGCCTTCTGAAACTTCTCCTTTAAGGACAACTCTTCTTCGGAAACTTCAGCATTGTTGTTTGCAATTGACTCGCCTTCTTCTTCGGCATTGTCCATAGCTTCTTCAACAACTTCTTCCTCGGATGAGTTTTCGTCGCTAAGCTCAGCAATTCTTGCTTCAACAGCTTCTGCAAGCTTTTGATTGAACTCCTCTTCTTGCTTAGCAATAAATTCTTTGTCTTGGTGCTTGAGTACAACTTTAAGTTTTTCTTGGAAGTTGGCGAAGCACTCTTCGTCAGCTTCTAAAGACTTAAGTTCGTTAGCAACAATCTTTCTGCTTTCGTCGTCGAGTTCGTATATGTCTTCGACGATGGACATTCTTGAATCGAATGTGGCAACAGCTTCTTGCTCCCTTTGTCTTAGCTCAAGTTGAGAAACCGCTTCTTTAGCGGCGTTAAGTTCGTCCCTTAGCTTTTGTACCTCTTCAGCATTTTCTTCTGCCGCTTTTGCAAGCTCAGCCTTTTCGTTTTCAAGCTGCTCTTTTTCTTCAACGAATGATTCATTTCTTTCGAGAATGGCATCGTTGATGATTTTAGATACAGTAGCTACGGCTTCGTCGGAAAACTTCTTATCAGAAACTTTCTCTTCGAGAGCCGACACCAAATTATTAAGAATATCGTTATTGTCCATAATAGTATGTTTTTTTGTAATTACATCAGAAATGTTAATTTGTGAAATATTTTTTTCATTTTTTTGCAATTCTTTTTCTTGGGGATCTTCTTTTCCGACAGTCAATCCTTTGACATCTGCCGCTGGATTGGATGTAAATCCTATGCCTAGTGGATATATTTCTCCAACAATTAATCTGTTTACTGGAGATCCGTCTTCCAGCTTACCGCTGCCCCCAAAAGCTTTTAAATTGCCTTTTAGCTCTTCTATTTTGTCTTCGTCTTCAACAATCATAGCTTCTTCAAGATTGTCACTTCCTACCGCAAGACAAAAATCATTAAACCCAATTTCCCAACTTGCGGAAACATTATGATAAAATTCACTACCAGCATCTACTGATTGTTGAACTAAATTTGCAAATTCAGGATTTACTGTTTTATAAATTAAAGAACCTAGAGCAATATTGAATGTTCCGTCTGTTGCTAAAGCTTCTTCTTTGTCCATGATAGAATTATCTTCCGTCTTAGAAAAGGTAGCCGAAACAATGTGTCCTACAACTTTTTGTTTTTGATGTTCTATATTTGTAGGCTTGTGTTTAAATTGATCTATAATTTTTACTGCAGATTCAGAACTAATGCCATCGCCGTTTCTGTTAAACTTGTTTACTACTGCCGCATTAAATGCAACCGCTAACAGATCTACGTTCTTATCTAGGTCAACATCTTCAGGTATAATCTTTTTTAAAGAATCTAAGGAAGCCTTACTGATTTTAGTGTCCAAGGACTCTATTTCATCAGATGCAATTATGACGTCCGAAAATGTTGTTCTGTATTTAAATTCTTGGGCCATAATCTATATGTACACTAAATTATGACTTTTTGCTATGATATAAAATGGCAGACGGATAATCTGCAAGCTCGTGCTTCGCCGATATTTCAAGCACCTCTTCTTTTGTCGATAAACCTTCTATCTTCTCAGCATTTTTAACACAGCTTAAAATTGTTCTTTTCCATTGGTTTTTATCTTTGGCGCAAACAACAGACTCACACAGTTTTAATATTAAGCCTTTTTGCTGATCATCTATGTCTTTTAATTTTTTATGTTTTTTAAAATTAGCTTGAGCATAATTCTGCAAGTCTTCTATATCATAAATCGTTTTTTGTATGCTAGCTCTATCATAATGCTTTGATGCATTTAGAGGTATTTGATTTGTTCCGTTAGGACGACCAGGCGCTTTTGGAGTTTTATTTTTAACTTCTGTTTTATTTTTTGTTGTAGTCTCCTTAAAATCAAGCTCCTCTTCTTTTAGGTCTCTATCTTTTTCTGATTGCACACTTTCTATCATTGGTATACCTCCAACCAACGGATTGTAGTAACCCTTTTCTCTTTCACCGATATACTTTTCTTGTTCTGGTGAAAGATCTCTTGGCTCTGGGTACAATCCAGTCTGCATAGATTTAATACCTTGCTCTGGAGTAAGTATGCCAATCTCAAGAAGTCTAGTAATAACTCTATGAAATTGCACCTCATCTTTAATGTCGATTTCTTCAAACTTTGCAACTGGATAATTTTTCAAACCCATATTCTTGCATACCTCTTTTATTTGTGGCTGTAAGAAATCATTTAAAAAAGCATTTCTAGATTCTTTGAGTCTCTCTAAAAATATCTCAGCTTTAATTTGTGTGTTGGAATATTTTTCACTACCGACTATGACATTCTGTAATCCTTCTTTAATGTCTTCGTTTACTATCTTATATTTTTCAGAACCAAGAACTTTATTTAAATCAGGTATAACAAAGTCTGCCTTTGTGGTATAGTCTGCTATTAATGCCCTGCCGACACTCTCGTTTTTGAAGAGCTCTTGCATTGCTTTTAAATTATTTGGATTTACCCCTCCCTTATCTGGGTCTGCACCCATTGTTATCAACAGGATTACATTTTCTACAGTTCTGCAAATAGCTTGGTCTATCTTTTTTAATTCCAGCTTCCAGTTTATATCTTCTAGTACGGGATACCCAAATGGAATTGCAAATGGCTCATAGTCTTGTTTTTTATAAAAAGAATAAATAAGCTTTTGTGGATCTATAGCTATCTTTAACCCATCATCAAAAAAGCCACCCCTCTCAATTTGATCTCTAGTATCTTGATCTAAAGACTCGAATACTTTTTGATCCTCTTCAGTCTTTGGCTCTCTTAATCTTTCCAGCTCGTAATCTGACAATATTTTTTTGTAGACTCCATCCTTAAATGCAGTAGCTCTATCTACAACTATATCGTAAGGATTTAATAAAATATATTTTACTGGTAACTCGCCTGGCTTTAAAGTTTGAGACGCATATACATAATTCAATCTCAGTAGATCGTCTGAAGAAAACTTGCCATCGACCCTGTACAGGAATATGTTACCAGATCTATAGTACTCCCTAAAGTATTGATCTTTTAGTTTCCATATACCAATCCTCTTCATCCAGTTCTCTATGAACTTTTTAGATTTTTCGTTTTCGCCCTCTAGGTAGATTGGGGAGTTTGAGAACTCTGCCATAATATCTATAGCATTTCTGAATATAGCTATATTAGCATAAGCTTTTTGACATAGCTCTATAGCTTCCCTAACATTTACTCCGTCAGAACCATAGTCATAAGGCAACAAACCACTTTGAATATTATTATATTTATTCTTTTTGGTTTTAGCATGAATTGCATTCCTTCTCGTTAGAGTGGTGTCTCCGTATGCGGCCCTTCTACTTGCTTGAGATTCTTGAGTGTAAAAACTCTCACCAGCAGTTTCTGGAGTCGTATCCGTAGAGGCGAACGCAGTAACAATGTCTTCAATAGGCCTCTCGTCAGATTTAAATTGATCCCAATAATGAGACCTTTTGGTATATTTTCTCTTAGGTTTCACGAATGATATTACACAAAGTTAAGTTAAAAGTCTATTAAAAGTTAAAAGTTAACTTATGAACATTGGTGTGAATGTGGATGTCACTGGTACAGACTCAACATTATTCATGTCGTGAAAGATTTTTGCCATCCAACTTCCAAGCACTAATGCTGAGTATGAGTCTTTCCTAGCCTTATCTGGTCCAGACTGCCTTCTGAGCTCTAGGGGTAGTCCAAATGTTTGAGTGCCTTGTGGGGAAGTTGTTATCTGTATAAGTGAGCACTGATTCTTTGTCATGTTAATCATGTCATATTGATGCTCTATAAAGTCTATCATTTTTGCTGCATTACTTTGCTTTTGCTCTTCATCTGACAGCCTTATAAACTTTAACTTTTTGATTGGTATTTTTTTAAGCCTTTGCTGATTATAGGCTTCGTTAATAGCCCTAGATCCAAACCAAAGTTTTTTATGGTCAAAATTAGACTGCAATAATTCGTTTGCTCGCCTGATCCAATCAGAGGTTGGTTTTCTTAGTATAAGATATTTTTTGT